GTACCTTATCTATTCGGATTCCAACCTCTTCCAAAAAAGAGTTGTACAATTCTGGATTGTTTACAAAAGGTTTCAAAGTATTATTCACTACAAGTTTCATTGTACCTGTGGGCCAGTGTTACCTGAGAAGCCCTGTTCTCCTGGTGTAGGCACTGTACCCGTTCCTATAGTACCACCCCCGCTACCTTGCGTATCCTGCACTTGTACCCCCGCAGGAGCGCCCTGTGGCCCTGCTGCAGGTGGACCAGGAACTCCTGGCTGTGGTTCAGGTGGATTTGCTGCTTGGAATTGTTTTAGAATCTCTGCTTGTACTGCAGCTTCTGCCATGTTGTTGCCAACTTTATCTGGATCAAGATCCATAGACTTGGCGATCTCACGAACAATATAATCCATACGAGCAAATGGTGCTAGTGCTGGGTTCTGTACAACTTGTAAGAACTGCATCAAGCGTTGGCTACGTACTTCATTAGCCATCAAGCTTTCTGTACCACGAGCCTTAACTTCTAAGTCGCCTTTGATTTCTTTGTCAAAGTCAAACTGCATGTTAAAGTTAAAGAAAGCTTTACCTAGTGGTGCCAGTAAGTAGTCATCAATGTTTTTAACTACGTTACGGATAGATCCGTTGGCAGCAGACATAAGCATACTGATACCAGAGGCAGTACGACCAACTCCTGATACGCCTGTCTGACCATGTGCAAAAGACGGGAAACCAGTTGATTCATCTGCTAGTACTCTTGCTTTATCAAACATCTGCATGTTTTCATTAGATACATTAGGGAACTTGGTGCCAAAAATAGCTTGACCAGGCGCCCCTCCCTGTCTCCTAAACACTTTGCCTGGATACACGGAGAGGTCTTGCCCTGGGACGAGGTTAGTCTCGTCTACCTCGATAAGTAGGTTACCTGACAAGGCAGCATTATCTACTGCCATACGCATAAAGCCATTCATAAGTGTTTGTGTGTCATCCATGTTTTCAGCGATACCTACGCCAAAAATACTGTATGGATTCATTTCATAAGGTGCAGCAAAGTATGGAATGTAAGCAGGGGTAAACGGGTTCATTACCAAACGAATTACCTGACTGTTTGCAACCCAGATGTTTACACTAAGCTGATCTGCATCTTTAAGCTCTGAGGGAATATCGACTCCCTGATCTTCAATAATTTCTCTATCGACAAAACCCCAAAACTCCAGAACTTCGAAACGTTCTGCTTTATCTTCTTCTTCAGAGTGATCTTCCATAACCTGTTCCCACCACTCTTTACGGTAGTTTTCACCAAGTTTTAGAACGTTATCAATAGCATTAGAGCGGAAGTATGGACGATTTTTAAGTGCACGTACTTGAGAACGTGACATCTTATGACGTTCTACTACAAACTCTGCTTCTTCCATAGTAGATGCATCTGGGTCTGGGTAGAAGTTCCAGATAGATACAGAAGAAGTTTGGGGGATTGTTTTGTATACTGGAGAGTATTCACCCTCCTCGTTCCAGTTTGCATACTCTTTATCTATTGCAAACGGGCCTTTCATGATTCCTGTACCAAACAGTGCACATTCAAATGCTGCTGCACGAAGATGTTTCTTTGCGTGAGACTCTTCTAGTTGGTCATGGATTTTCTTTTCCATTTTCTTAGCAGCAACATCTGCAGGATGGATTTGCACTGCAGTTGGGTTACCAGAAGTTCCAGACTTAACATCATCAATAACAGGCTCTAACTTATTTGTTAGACCTGCCAGACGTTCTTTAAACTCTGGATAAGTTTCTCCAGGAAGTAACTGTTCTTGACCAGTATCTTCAGATGCTTTACGTAACTGTTCGTTAGTTTCAAAGTTTACAGTTTCTTCTACACCATCTGGTAATTTTGTAGGGTCAATGCTCAGAGGGAATTTGTTACCACCAAACAGAACATCAGCAATCTGACCATAAGCAGCTAGTGTTTTTGTTTTTGTAACTTTAACAAAGATACGGGACTTTTCTGTAGAGGTAAACTGTACATCAGATCCATAAGTACCTCTGTAGTTTCTGTAGGCTTTGATCCAACGTTCTTCGTCTATTTGGCGTGCTGTCTCAGCCTTGTTGAACTTTTGTTTTACAAATGAAACAATTTGACCTGCAACTGGATCTGTATAGTCATCCTCTGCTACATCTTCGATAGCAGAAGCCTGTTCCATATCCATTTCCATATCTTCAAATTCTTCTTCCATATCTTTTCCTTAATATCCAAAAGTGGGATCTGACGCCTGAAAACCAGTGCGCTGGGCAGAGGGATCAAAGTCAAATAAATTACTTCTCGGTCTAGTCATAATACCATAACGTAAAGCATCGTACAAGTGATCTTCTGCATGTGTGTCTACATCTTCTGGATTATTTTTATCAAGAGGCAGACTTGGTATTTGTGATATCGTATTCACACAATTATTAAAAAAGACTATTCTAGGCTCTTCTGTAAACTCATCAACCTGAAGTCTTCTATGTACTTCGTTTTTACCTGCAACACGAGAACCTTTAGATCTGTCTGAGGGTCTCCATCTGCAGCCTTTCATAATCATCTGTTCAGCGAGGCTAGGACCAGTATCACCACGATTATGCCACAAAGAAGAGTCAAGAACTCCATAACGTATCTTTTCCCCTGACTCTGCTTCTATCTCTAAAATAATATCTGCCAAGTCTGTAGCAGTTACTTTAGATACATACAGTTCTCTGTAGACTACTAACTGCTCTGATCCAGGAACTACAGTAAACCAAAGAACTCCAGTGTAGGAACCATAACCGTAGTCGCAAGCTCTAAAACGTATCCAGTTGCTTGGTATGTCGTATGGGTCAACAACGTGGATGTTTCTGTTAAACTCTGGGAAAGCTGCTCCTTCGTTAATATCCCAGTCACCTTCAAGCAGCTGTCTTCGTTGGTGTTCAGGCAAAGATAAAAGGTTGGCTTCATAGAGTCCATCGTCCGAAAGGTAAGGGTTATCAAAAAGGGTGGCTGGAATAAACTTACGTTTGAACAGAGGCTCACCCTCTCTGCTATGACCCTTCGGCCAAGTGATCACATCTCCGTTTTCATCAGTAGCATGGAACGACTTGTTTGGAGTCTGAGGATCAATGAATGTTCTCTTTACCCACTGATGCCCTGGGCCACCAGGGTTGCTTGTTGCTCTCATATACAGTGGCAATCCTGATGCCTTAGTAGTACGGAGACGTGACCTCATATAGTTCCATGCATAAGGTGTAGGCCACTGTGTAAGTTCGTCAAAGCCAATCCAGTTAAAAGCTTGACCTTGGTATCTCATAACGTCATCATCTCTGTCAAGATATGACATCCACAATGTAGCACCCGATGGAGCTACCCAAGTTTTATCCCTTTCCATAAACTTGATTCCAGGGATAGCCTTGGGATAAAGTTGTTTGCTTACCGAAATAAGTTCCCTAAGTTCTTCTGTGCTACGGCGCACAAGAAGCATTCTCGCATTTGGGTTCCCCAAGTAGCGTACAGGGTCGGCAACCATTGCATATGATTTACCTCCACCAGCAGCACCTCCATAAAGAACCTCCTGTTCAGTTGCAGCCAAAAAGCTAGTCTGTGGACCAGGGTTTGGCTCAAATATAACTTCTTGTGCAACCTGCTCAAAGTCTAGTTCTTCAGGCTTCGGTTGAGCTGGTATACTCTTTTTGACCGAGGAGTCTACCTTCGAGCCTTTCCGCTTTTTCGAGGGCTTCTTTATAGCGTTGGGCGAGGTAGCGTTGAGTTGCAGCTTCTGTCTTACGTTTTCGCTCAAGTTTTACTCTCTTGTATAAACCTACGTGGGAGATATATCTTCCAGATTGTGTACTGAGCCAACCAGCTACTTCTCTGTAGCTATAACGTCTAAGGTGTTTCTTAGCCAGCTCAAATAGTTCTAGTTCCTCTGGAACTGGTAATAGTATATCACGATCATCTGGGTCTTGTCTATAGCCAAATGGTACATGACTACCTAATCTTACCACAGGTTTCCAGACATACTCACCATCGACAAAATCTGGCTTAGGTAACGTCCAAGTTTTATTCGTCTTCATTATCTTTTTGTGGCAGAATAAACAGTGGACTTGCAGCAGAGACTTCTACTTTCTCTGTCTTTGTAAAGCCACTACGATCTAGGACATCTTTTGCAGCTGCCATCTTTTCTTTATTTCCCAGATCTGTCGGATTATTCATAACTT